TAACCTTGTGTATCAGTCCACGCCGAATGATTATGGCTGGGCATTTCCCCTACAGTGAGTTGGTGCACAAACTCTCCACCGGTCTCACCTGCTACAAAATTATGTGTATAATTTTCTGTTTCTACCTTACCTTGTGCCAAAAGTACACGACCAGCAGGCATTGCTTCCCAAGTACCAAATCCAAACAATTCTGCTGGATTTATATTAACCGTTGAAAAATGGATATATCCAACGTGCATAATTTTTTTTAAAACATCAATGTCTTTTGAGGAATACTTTGATATCGCATTTCTAACAAATGCACAAGTAGCAAGTTGTGTATCATTCGTATCTACATTAGCAGTTGGAGCTGTTGGTGTTCCTGTTAATCCAGGGCTTGCTTTTGGTGCTAGTGTAGATAAATCTACACTAACAGCACTTGCAACACCATTATTTATATATACTGGCTTGGTAGCACTTCCCACTGTAGAAGTTCCTAATTTATTAGCAACACTTGAATTATTAGCATTATTAGCATTTTCTGCTGTAGTAGCTTTTGCTGCTAAATCCGCATTAGCTGCACTATCGGCTTTACCTTGAAGATTACCTATAAATTTAGTAGCGGTAATATTATAACCACTAGCATTTAAATTTCCTGTAACTGTTCCACCATTCTTATCTAATTTCTTATCAAATAATGTCTTATGTGCTTCACTATTCTCATTATGATTACTAATTAGTTCTTCTGTGTTTGTTTCTATTCCCATAAACTCATCATATAAATATTTAAATTTTAAATCGTTTAATCTTTGAAGAGAATCAAACGATTGATATGATGGTGGAACATTCCCTAAATATCCCCAACCTTTTAAATAATTATCATCTGTCCAATCAATTTGAGAACTTGCCCCAGAAGCAAATATTTTTTGAAAATCCAATTCACTCATACTACATATCCTTTCTTAATTAAGTTATTACTAAATATTTCAGACAATGGAGCTTGACCAAATCCTTTAGCAAATTTTTGATTATAAAATCCAAAAACATTATCTTTATCAAAGTGTGTCATACTTTGACAACTAACTCCAGCAGGTCTAACTATTAAATCTAAAGCATTTGCAAATAGAATTTCATTTTTTGTTAGTTTTCTACCAATACCAACAATAAATTTTGCATTATAAATGTCTTGTACTATAGCAATGTCCGTTTTAAAAATAAACTGTATAGATTTTATAGTGTCATTCATATAACATAAAGAATTATTTTTATTAACTTTAGCCCAAAGAATTAATCTATATTCTTCATCAGACAAAGATGTACTGGATAAATAAGGTTCGCTATATTCTCTAAAACGAGCCTGATTAAAACCAGTAGTATTAATTTGATTTTCAAATCCAAAAAAATTTATAGTAATAGCATTATTTATTAACCTGTTTCGGTCCACAATTTCTCCTATACCATCTAACTGTGCACCTTCACCTGTATCTATCCATCGCTTTTCTTTTAAATTATTAAAAGTATCATCTAATAACTGTAATTCATCTGAAATTGCACAAAAAATTGCTTGTAAAACTTTCGTATCAGAAAATTGTACAAGCAAATGGTTCATCATACTTTCATATCTATTCATTTATAATCACCTCTATTTGAGAGATGTCAAATGTTGCATTCTCATGAGCAGAAATCACAATATTATTATTGTTATATTCCTTAGGTGTTTCTCCTGTAGTAGCTTTTATATCTATATATGCTATAGCATTAATATTATTATAAATAGCACCTATAAATTTTTGTAATATAATATCTTCTCCAATATTTATTTTACTTGCTTCTTGTAAAATAATTTCTTTAATTTCATTTGGAGTATTTTCACCCCATGTTTGTTCATTATTTTTGGTAATAGTAATTTTAAGCCATATCTTAACTTGCTTAGGTCTATTAAAACGTATAAGATGACTAATCCCTTGATTATCCAATACTGTTTTTTCTATATCACCAAAAGTATTTATTCCTGGAGCTTTATAATTATATATTTCTTTCGCAATATCATCTTCACTGCCACCTTCAACAATTATTTCTATACTATGTGGTGGTCTATTTTCACTATCTACCGTATCACTATCATTTTCATATGCCAAGCAAGCAGTTACTCCAGCTACATTACTATATATATTAGCTTGTATTGCTTCCAACATTACAGAAGCTTTACTATACACCGAAGATGACCAACGTTGCCTAAGTTCTACATCCGTTTCTGCGTCCCTTCCAACTATATTTTTTATATTACTTACGCTATTCCAACCTGTAATAAATGTATTTATATTTTTTACACTACCTAATGTAGGATTTATACTTCCATATATATCTGACACAAAATAAATAGGACTACTTACATTTTTTATTATTAAATTAGTATTAATACTGAATATCTTAGTTTTGTCATTACTACTAATAGTAAGCAAATCATTACTTAAATTAAAATTTAAATTTTCTTTAGAAAATTGATTATATATATTTGTTAAAACATTTGATACATTATCAGATATTTTTGCAGTATAAGATTTTTGTTCTCCATCTATTGTTATAAAATATGTTTTATCATTTTCTACATTATCTATAGTTAATTCAATTTTACTAGCATTATCTGAAGATATTTTACTTTCTTCTTTTATTGTATAAGTATTAGTATTTTCATCTTGAATTTGTAAATTAACAGGAAGCCTAGTATTATTCAGACCTGTACATTCGCAAATTATAATAGTTTGTTCAGCTTGTATAGGTCTAATAGCACTTAAAGCTGCTGCATTTGATAATGATATACCAGTTGCTGTATGTGGATACATAGCAAAATAAACATTTTCAGCCAGTTCCCATAAATCCGCTAGTTCAAATGCATAAATCCCATGAATTTGACCAAATATAGAATTACTATCTGTTTGAATAGCTATTCCTAATTTATCTGCAACACGTTTATTTAAACTATCAATTATTTCTGGTAATCTTTTTCGTTTAAAACCTTCTTTTGTCAACCCATATTCAACTGTTGTTACCATATCCCAATATCACCTCATTTGTTATTAATCCATATTTTGTATTTATTTCATAGTTTATAGATAATTCTCTCCGTATCATTGAGAAATCTAAATTCATAGATGATATTTCCTTTACACCTTCAATATTCATTATCTTTTCAGAAAAAATTTGCTTTATGTGATTTTTATTTGGATTTTTAACTAAAATATATTCTAAATAAGGTATTCCTTGTCTAGTATCTAAAAACCATTCATTCAACCAAAAACGCAGAGTAATTAGCACTTGTTGGGCTATTCGCTCTGCGTTATCTATTAATATTAAATCATTATTTTTTATTACTAAATCATTATTAGCTGTATTTAAAGCTATATCATAAGCCAATAAATCACCTTCTTTTATTGTGCCTCTCCTGTACTACCACCACCATTTTCAACATTTCCATGTGTATGATGGAGAAGACTTATACCATTTACTACTAAATCGCCATCAGCAAATTTAAAATCAGTACCATTCAATATACCACTAAAACCATTTTCAGTTATCTGAATCATAGCCGAACCATTAAATAAACACACACTATTTGCATGTTTAATATTACTTTTTGTTGCATTTGTATATAATCCAGGTATACAAATTGCGTCATTTAACGAATGTTTTCTCAAATCATCAGAAGTATTGCTATTATTTACAAAATCATCCAATTGTTTTTCCGCAAAAATTATTAAACAGCCATCACCAGAAGATATAGGAAATGTAACTCCTGAATTACCTCCCATTCCTGTAGGAAATACTACCGGAACATTATAAATAATAGGATATGCAAACTCTCGATAATCTTCTGTTTTATAAGTTCCACTAGGTTGCACAATAGCTCTATTTATACTAGCGTTATATGAAATTATTTTTCCATTTAACGCAGTATGTATATTACTTATTTTCTCATCTACCCAATTATCTACTACATTACGAATTTCATTTGATGTTTGGCTCATATATAAGTCAACCTTTCAATCAAATCAATTTCACTATACCATTCATTAGAACTAATATCACCAGTATGACGAATAGCCTCTACTCTAAACCAACCTGTTATAAATTTACTTTCAACTTTTACAGCATCTCCAGGATTTATTGATGGTGATAATAAAGTTTTTATCTTCCAACCTGCTTGTTTTTCTGCACGGTCCTTATTCTCTTTTCTTTTTCTTTTGCGTTTTGGTGTTTCTTTATCAGTTTTATAATTAGATTTTACAATTCTTTCAGGGCTTCCAATTAGTCCACTATCCGCTGAAAAAACAATTCCTCTATTAGCAACTATTCCACCATCTAAAATTATTTGTAAAATATTATTTTGTATTGACCATGTACAGCCACTACCATAACATATTTCACTTAATGCTTCAGCACCTTTACCAATGAAAGAATATCCATTTTTAAAAGTACCAAAAGTCGCATCTTCTCCAAATACTATAGATAATCCCATATTTCTAGCAATAGCATTTATTATAGTATCACCAGGTGTATTAGGCGGAAAAGATATGCTCATAATGCTATCTCTAATGGCAACCTGTCCATCACTTAAATCAAATTTTGTAATTATATCTAATCCATTAATCTTAGAATATGCTTGTATTACATTTCCTATAAATAATTTTGTTACTCCACCATTGCCTTCATAACCTGCTAATATCTCACATTTTATATCAGGCTTTTCAATAGCTTTTCTTGTTGTATCACTTAAATTATAAATTTCTAAACTACTTTTATTCGTTTGTTTGGTTAAGTCTTTTTCTACAGTAAACTTAACTCTTAAGGTATTAGCAAATTCATAACCTATCTCAGGAAAAATAACTTTATACTGCCGTTTCCAAAAGCTCATTTAGTTCCTCCTTAGGTATATAAATCAATATTGCACTATTATTAATAAAATCTTTTCTAGTTATCACTTGTTTATTATTATTTACTACAGCTATTAATTCACCTTTTGGCAAGTCATGTCGTTTATATTGTGCTAATAAAGGAAAATTAGGAACAATTTTTATACTTCTTACTATATCAACATTATTACTATCTCTAATATCTATAGTCCAATCTTTACTGTTACTATTATATGCAAAATGTAATTTGTATACTTTATCATCTAAAGTAACTGTCTCCACAAAATCATTACTATCTGTAACAGAAATACTTACCACTATATCACTCCTTCTATAATAATGATGAAATTATTGTATTAATTGCTGTATTAACACTTACTTCTAAACCTGTTTGAATTTCTCCAGCAACACTATAATCAGCTTGTATAGTATTTACTTTTACTGTAGATGTATTTTGAATTGTTGTCATACCTGTACCTAAATTACTTTGTGTTGCTGTACCCCCATCTTTTTCAGTAGTGCCTGCTTTGCCTTGAGCGTCATTATTAGCGTATTCTTCAGGAATATCTTCTGTTCTTTGTGTAACAATTTGTACATATTTAAATTCAAGTTCCATTTTATAACAAATACCATTTTTTACTGTTTTTGGTAATGGTGCTCGTACCATTACCATATTATTATAAATAGAATCTACAGTTTTTATAGTTATCGGTTCTCGATTTAAATATATTTTCATTAAAGAATTTGCTACATTTTGTAACCTATTATTATCAACAGTACCAAAACTAATTGGAGTAGGCGTAAATACTACCTGCATTTTTAAAGACATTGGTTTTCTTTGTACATGGTCAGCAATTATAGAACCATCTTCGACAGGGTTCTCTGTTACCTCACTATCAAAATTAGTTTCTGTTTCTAAAAGTACATCTACAGATAAATCTCCTATTTTAGCAGGTTCTGTTAATTTAGGCATAAGTGCAGGATATGTTTGTTGTTTATTCTTTTTTTCAGGCAATATACCTGGTATTTTTCCGATATACATAACAAAACCTCATTAATCGCCTGGATATAATGGTGGAAAATCTAATCCACTTACCACACTAACTGCTTCATCAGAATTTTTAACATTAAAGTTATTATTCATAGTATATTCATAACTAGCAGATGATACAGCATTACCTATACCATCTAAAACAGTATCTGCAAAACTTTGCAAACTATTCAATTTACTACTAGCCCATTCAATTTTATCTAATACCCAATTTTGAATAGCATTTGCTATCTGCTGCAATATACTTATTGCAAAAGAGCCTAAACCACTAAAGAAATTTTTAACTGAATTTATTGCATTTCCAAAAGCTGAAATAAATTGTCCAACTGCTATAAATGTTTCTGCAATGAAATTACCAAAAAACTGGGCTATGCTTGAGAAAAATAATGAAACTGCTTGTAAAGCATATATAAAAGCATTATATAAACTTTCTACAATTATGTTCTTAAGAATAATTAATTGTTCATAACACCATTGAATAGCCTGAATAACAAATCCAATAGCACCAGCTACTGCAATAAAACCACCATAAATATATGTTAGAATTATTACTCCAATATTAACAAGTAATTGAGCAAATTCCTGATTTTCTTCTATAAGATCTGCTATAAAATTTATTATTGAAGTAAAAATTTCTATTATAGACCCCAATATACTAGCTATAATAGCAAATCCTGTTGCAATAAGTGGTGCAATAGTTATAAAACTATTTTTTAGTAATGGTAATATATCTGAAGCTAATCTTGCTATTGCCTGCAAAAATGGCTCTATTGTTGGCAATAGTCCACTAAATATTTCTTGTAAAGCATTTTTAATTCCAAAAAATATATCATATATATCAAAATTATTTAATTCATTAGTGAATGGTTTAAAAGCTTCTACGATATCCATTACTATATCTTTTAAAGAAGAAAATCCTTCATATAGTGTAAATAAGATAGGATAGCTATCTTGAAATCTATCTAACCATTCCTGACTTCCATCATAATCATCCATTAAGGTAAACAAATCATTTACAATGTTAGAAATATACATAACATTATTAGACATAGATTTAGCAATAAAACTAAATACACCTGTTCCACGTTCTAATCGCTGTGTAAATCTATTCCAAAGATTTTCTATTTGTTGCAAAGACTGACCAATAGTCGTAGGCATTTTAGAAAATTCTTCATCCATTTTTGCACCAGCAGATAAGATAGCTCGCATTATATCTTCAGATTTTAGTTCACGCTCCGACCCCATTTCTTTTAATTCTCCAATATCTTTACCAAAGTATTCAGCAATTTTTTGCATTAGCGGTTGAGCATTTTCATTCAAAGAATTCAATTCATCTCCCATTAGAAAGCCACTACCTAGCGCTTGTCCTAATTGTAATATTGTAGATTGTGCTTCCGCTGTACTTGCTCCACCAATAGTTAAAGATTTAGATACAATATCTGTAGCACGCATAAAATCTTCTGTATTAAATCCATATTTTTTAGTGCCATTAGCAATTTTAAAATACAAATTTCCCATTTCTTTCATGCCTTGCCTATTTTGCTGTGATAACACATATAATCTATCTTCAATATTAAATCTTTCTTCATCTGTAGAAGTAATGGTTCTAAGTCTACCATCTAAATTCATCATCTCATCAGCAGATTTTTGTATTGCTTGTGTAAAAGCTATTATTCGGTCTATCGCAAAAGCAGCTATAATTGCTTGTCCAAGCATTCTTGCTCCATTTATCAAAGAATGCATACTACTTTGTAGACTTAAAATATTAGCTCTCGCTTGAGTTGTATCTGCATTTATTTTTAAATATTTACCATTAGAACCATGCCAACGCCCCAACTTATCTTGATATGCTCCCATTCTTCTAAGTTGTTCTGATGTATAAATGGCTTCTTTTCCTATTCCATTAATACTTATTCTGGTCTTATTTGCACTATTAGAAATTTTATTCCACGCATTACTACCTACATTAGCTATTTTCGATAATTTAGATTTTGTTTTATTTATACTATTATCTGCTTTATTTACACTATTTTTATCTAATTCATAAGCTATCTTAGCTATTAATTCTCGAACTACCATATTGTTTACCTCCTTTCTTTAATGATGGCATATTAGCATATTCAATATCTGACTTCATATCTAAAAAATGGTTAATTTCAACGATTTCAGCAAGACTTATTTTGCCATACTTTACATCTAAGAAATTAACCATTCCACTATCTATTGCTCTATAAATAAAAATTACATTTCCGAAGTATTCACTTGTTGTGCCAGGAATGATGGGAGTTTTATCTCTGCCAACGTTTTTTGGACACCAATCGGAACGCTGGAGAGCTGCGAAAAATCCAAATAATTTACCTTAAAAACTTTTATTGCTAAAACAATCATATCAATAATTCGACCTTCAAAAACTTCATTAATAGCTCCTTCATCAAGACGAATAAAATCTTTTTTCCCATTAGATTTTTCAATTTTTACTGCTACATATTTTTCATCTAATAATAATTTTAATGCTAATTCTAATTTATCACCGTCTATTGTATAAGCTAATTTTTCTAATCCATTACTTATAATTTGTAACATATCTCCTAAATTTTCAGTATCCATATCCCCATTATTTTCGGAAATACCTTTCAAGACGCCACCTAATGCAGGAGTAATAATTTTTTGTAACTCACCTAATACCCTAATAGCATAAAATGGTGGAAACTGTCTTACTGTAAATACATCATCACCAATTTTAACTTCTGTAAATTTACCACCAGTCCACATTATCAATCATTACCTCCAATCATTGGGTTTGCAACTTGTCCTGTATGAAATACCCATTCTTGAGCTTCAATTTTTCTACCTCTTTTATGTTCAGGAAAATTTGTAATCCATGCTTGATTGGCTTGAAATACTGTTGTTCCTGACAAATCTTTAATAGTTAATGGTAATATACCTCTGCCTGTAGAACGATCCAAATTATAAACGTTACTAAAATAATCATTTGTCTTAGATGTTGTAGCCAATGCAATGGTTACTTCATATGTTTGATTTGGGTCCATACTACGTCCAACACTGCCATCAGCACCGCTGTAAATTTGTGTTCCTTCTCCTAAAGGTTTAATTGTTACCATATCATCTTCTGCAAATCCATCAACTTCTCTTGAACCATATACTATTACAAGCATTTTAGGATTATATGTTACTACTCCATCACTCAATTTATTTCACCTCTTATTGATTAGTTTTTTCAATTAAATTTTCATACGTAAGACTACCGCTTATATTTATAGCATGTATAGCACCAGCTAAACGTGCAGTAAATGTTACATCTTCTAATAATCTTTGTGCCTTAGTATTAGCAGAAATATTAGATGCTAATGGTACATTTATAACATACCCTTTATTTATATTTCCATCTTCGTCATATTCATCTGGAGTTATACCTCCTCGTTGCTGACCTAATTTTAAAGCTGAATTAATTTGTGCTTCAATTATTCCTATACCACCATCTGTAAATGGAATTTTATCTCTATTAATAAGCACATTAAAAACATTTACCATTATTTCTTCTTGTAACCAATCTCTAAAACGTATTACATCAATCCATTCGCCAGCAGATGTTTTCCCATTTTGAGTAATTGCTACATTTCTAAAATTTTCAAAAGTATTGCCATTTTTATTAGTGATAGCAAGATACTCTGTTTCTGTTAAATTATCTGCTATTACACCTGCTAATTTTTTATTCGCCCATGTTTCACCACCAGGATTAATAGCAAAACATCTAGCAAATAATGCACATTCTGGAAAATCATCATCATTTGTGTGATATAACCAAAATGTTCTGTAATAATTATTACTCTTTAATAAACTACCAATATCTGTATCTATTTCACTATCCGTAGCCTCTTTTTCATTAACAACACAGCCAAATAACTTAGTATGTGTTTCGGTCCATTGTGCCAAAGCCAAAATATCTGATTTTTCTCTGCTAACTAAAGCAATTCCATAAAAATCATTATCACTAGCTACTATAGCTGCCATTGTCTCCGATAAGGTTTCAGTTGCAAGTATTGGTTCACATGATAAATTAGAGGATAAACTTACTGTAAAGGCTGTTCCTTTCTCTTTAGTTTCTAATTTTAATTTTTCTGATTCAGCTGTAACTGTAATTTCTTCATGAGCATTCATTAAAGTTTGCAAACCTTCTATAATAGTTGTCTCACTAGCTTCACTTGAACTAGAATACTCATAATCTTGTTTTCCTTTTTTAGTTTCTAATGTAATTTTATATTTTGTATTATCTTTTACATCAGATACAGAAATATTGATTTCATCTACTTGTCTACGTCCTATTTTTACAATATTAGGTCGTGGTATTTGTGAAAAAGCGTCTGCTGCTGCCAAATATAATTTATCTGTTGCCTTAAAACCATCTTCAAGCATACTATCTACATTTGTATAAGTAGTTACACGGCTTAATGTATTTAAATGCTCTCCAACAATCAATAATGTACTAAATCCTTCTTTACTTATTCCTGTAGTATTAAGACTAATTTGCACATTAACAATTCTATCTAAATTAGCCATTATATTTCCTCCGTTATTATTTCTATTGGTAATTCTTTACCTGTATTACCTGTAATTTTAACATTTGCAATATATCCTACATCATCTAAATAAGTAGGAGTAAATCTTATTATTATGTCTACACTTGCTCTAGTAGTAAAGTGTGTATTATTCAATAAGGCAGATACATCCTGAACTGAATTATAGTCAACAATAGCTATATTAGCTTTAAATAACCTATTTATAACTGATTGTTTATTTAATTTATCAATCAGTTTATATAACATAGTACATGCATTTCTGTTATTATCAGCAAATACTTGTATCTCACATGTTAATAATTTATGTCCAATTATATTATTAACTCCCGGCTGATTAGTACGTTCAAAACTAGATTGTACCTCATCTTTTATAGAAGCATATCTTATATAAGCAAAAGTATCTTTGGGTTTAGGTGCATTTTGATAAGCATAAATCACTTTATTTTTTTGTAAATCCAACAATTCTGCCACTAAATCGTGAAATAATAAATTCTGTTCATCATTCATCTGTTATCTCCTGTGCATAAGCTTTATAATGATTTATTAAACCATTCTGATAAGCATGACAAGCAATAATCTTATATTTTTCTCCCATATATAAAAGCACGTCAGCATTTTGTTCTGACGTGCTTTTATCTGTTAATAACTTAGTATCTGTATAAATTTTTACAGCATTATTTGTATTAGTTCCTTCAGGAAATATTTTAGTATATTCATCTAAAGATATAGGCTGTACTGTAGCCAGTATTTTTAATGTGTTACTATCATTTGTAATATATTTACCACTGTCATCATAGTACCCTTCTTTTCTTAAAATAACCACAGACCTTCTAAACGACACATAATCACTCCAATTTATGTTTAATACTTGCTCTCATGCGTCCAGTATCAATTAATGGCTTATTATCACCTTTAGCTCGTACAGTAGCAGGTGAAAGAGGTGTAAAATTTCCATCTGTAATTTTTTCTTGTATCATGCCAGCAACTTTTAAACCAATTAAATTTAATGCTTGTTCTGGAGTTTGCTTACCTTCAATTATTTTTGCCCCTAACTGTCCTGATAAATTAGCTATTTGAGATGAGTTATCGTCTAATGTGCTACGAATAAATGAGCGTTGTGGTATATGTTCTGCTCCATATTCATGAATACTGCCAATATATGCCATTGTATTTTTCCCATCAGCACTCATATCACCTTCTTGAATACCCACTTTTAATACTTTTTTATCAAGTGTTTTCATATTTTTTATAATCTTTTCCCAACCTAAATCAATATCTTTTACATTCATGGTTTTTTCCTCATAATCCCTAGAGGTTTACACATTTTTTGTAAATCTAAATATCTAATACCATAATAGGTTTTATTTAAAATACTTTCATTTTCCATATTATTTTGAGCATATGTTCTAGATAAATCTCCTTCTTTTTCACTTATTACTTTACCTGCAATAATAGAACTATCTAAGGCTCCATTCTCATTATTAGCTATATTATCTAAAGTAATATAATGTGCAATAAAAAAAGCAAGTGCTTTCTCATAGAACTTGCCAAAATATTTTTCAGATACGAAATCTGAATATAGTTCAATATATTCTTTTATTTGTTCATCATCTATATCTATTTTAGGAGCAATTACTCGTATTTTATTTATTACTTTATTTATTAATTCCTCACTCATCATTTTTAGTGGCTTCCTTTATTTTTTTTTCAGCCAATTCATTAATTCTTTTTGATTGTTCGAGAGATTTTTTTTCATCCAAGATTAAAATTTTCCCATTTGCGATTTTATTTACCATTTCAGGATAATTTTTTTTTAGTTTTTCTAGCTGTACCTTTTCAATTTTTATAGGATATCCTGGTTTTAATTTTAATTCACCGATATTTAAAATTCTAGCTTCTGTGTTTTGCAAATACATAATCTTACACTCCTACCGCTTTAGTAAAACAATATGGTCTAAATACAGTAACACCAATAACTTCGGAATGACATGGTACTGTAAAAGCTAAATTTTTAGCTTGTATTGGCATTTGTTCAAATCTATTTGGTATTTCCAAACGTATATAGTCTGGGTCAAAATAACCCACAATCATAATATCTTTTGCCCCTGTACTATCAGCGTTCTTTAATTCTCCAATTTTTTCCCAACGTTTAATTTCCGGATGATTTTCTTTAAGCATTGCTAATACAGTTTTTGTAGTTTGTCCGTCTGCTGTAGTATAAAGAGTACTAGACAATGTAGTATATGCACTTGGTGGCAGCAATACTGTATTAGGTTGTTCTGTATCATCTGTATTATCTTGAATTGTATTAATAAACTCATTCATATCTCGAAATTGTTTTTCTGCTGTTTTTGAACTTAATGCTGTTCCTGAGGCTTCGCCATCATTTTTTAATGTGTATTCAGATAAATTAGGATTATCTAAAAATCCAATGATACCATTATCTTTATCTCCAAACCATGCAATTTTATTAATTTTTACATCATTTGCTTTTCTAGCTGCACTTGCTTTCATTGTGCTAAGTGGAGTATTAGAAAATACTGCATGTTGTAAATCTCTAACAGAATACTGATATGCTATTCCTAATTGTTTTACTTTAACGCTAGTTTCTTCTACAAATATATCAGCAAGTGGTAAATCATCTGCTGGATTAGCAACTATTTTAGCCATACCAACCATATCATAAGTACGTTGTAATGCTGTAGTTGCACCTGCACTAACTTCTGTTTGCACTGGAAATACTGTAAATGCATTCAATTTTCCATGTGTTACTTCTAAAGTTTTAGCTCTAACTTGTGTAAGCATTCTAGCTGCAATAGCTGAATAATTAGCATCAAAATTTGGTATAGCGTGTGCTATTACATCTGAATCTAATCTCTCTACATTTAAAATATAATCTCTACTATTCATATTTACTACTCTCCTTGCTCTACAGTTACATTTCTAAGGCGTAAAAGTGCTAATTTACCACTTTCAGCACCTTTTATATATGTTGCTCCAACTACTGCTGTACCTGTTTTACCCCATTTATAAGTACTTGCCATAATACAAGCAACATCACCTGCGGTAACAGCTTCACCAACTTCAACATAAATATCACCTGTAGACATAATTGCTACACTATCACCTTGTTCATAATAAGGATTAGATGGTTCTTTATGATTATGAACAACTACTCCAATAACTTTACTTTCAGAACCACTATCTACTTTTTTTACTAAGTTTTCAGTTGTACCTAAAACTACAGCGTCTCCAGGATTTAATCCTTTTTCTTCTTCAACAGCATAGCTATCACAATTTCTAATAGCAGTATTAGCTATCATACCTGCAAAACCTTTATCTAGTTCTCTACTGTACCAACTCATTTTATTATTCTCCTTTATATGCATTTGCTTCTGCTTGTTTTAATTCTTCCATTTTCTTAATGTAATCAAAATCATCAAAATTCATTTTATTATCATTATCTCCATTAATAATTCTTCTTTTAGAAGCACTTGCACTATCTATATTAATTTGCTGTTCACTGCATACGTCAAACATACCATCAATATATTCTTCACTTTTATTATCAATATTAAAATCTCCATTAACTTTTTTTATTACAGCTATTTTAATATCTTTATTACTTAAGGTATCAATTTTATCTAAATTATATTGCTTAGCAATGTCAAGCATTTTAACACGTTCTTTTACTGCTTCATCAAAGTTAACACTTTTATTAGCTTTTTCATCTGCTAAATCTTTTTCTAATTTATCAACTTTTACTTTCATTGCGTCATATTTTCCTTGCAATGCGTCAAAATTAGCTTTTTCCTTTGTCTTATTTGCTTTCAATGTTTCAAGTTCAATTTTTACTTCTTCTGCACATTCATATTCTAAGCCATTATCAAGTCTAACTTTTGCCATATGTTTTTTATCCTCACTTTCAATTATTTGGTCACCATCCATATTAAGACGAGCATTGCCTGCTCTACCTTTTTGCACAACTGCAAGATGATTGTACCTAATATTTCTTTGTATTGCGTCATAATGTTTACCATCAGGCGTAATACCTGGTGTTTCATCCAAGTCTAATGTATAACCACAAGATAATTCTCTATGTGGTGTATCTAAATTATATAAAGTAATATCTGCTCTAATATTATCTCCATCTTGTTCACCACCAGAAATTACAGTACCTAAAATCGGTATACTTTTTGAATTCTTATTATTAACCATAGCCACATGACCTAGTGTTATAGGCTTTCCTTTAATACTAGCTAAACTATCAGCATTAAAAGCTTCCTCAGGTGGTCTATATTCAATTCTTTCTGAACCATCTGCATTCTGATAGCGAAGAATACCTGTTCTGCCGATTATTGGTTTGTCAATAATAAATCCTTCATCTGTTTTTGTAGCTTTAAAAGTAAATCTATCATATCTTTGCATATTTTCACCTCCTTCCTAAGTAATAGCAACACCATTTATATTATTTAAATCTATAACTGGAATAGCCACACAACGACAGCGAATAGCCATTCCTGGATGTCCATCTATAGGTGGCTTATCCCATCTATATTTTTTCCCATTTCTAGCTTTATGCATTGGTCTAACTCTACTATCTCCAGCAGTACGCCAAATATATTCTTTTATACCAGCTTTAACTTGTCGCATTCTAGTAATTTGACCATTTAATTTCCCTATTTGGTCAACAGCTATTAATATTGCTCGCTTTTCTGTTATTCCAGTTATCTTTTTTATGCTATTAGCTAAATTTTTTGTTAACATACCATTTTGTATAGCTTCTAATATTATTTGCTTTACTTTATCAAAAAATTGTGTTTCAACCGAAGTTATTAAATTTACATTGTCATCAACCCATAAATTCATCAATTCTTGTAAATTGGGTTCTCCTGTAAAAATATCTACACCTATTTTAGATTTAAACGATTTATCTAATTCATTTTTAGTAAACCTACTTATATTTAAAAACATCTGTTCTATTTTTCTAGTTATAAAGTCTTTTGCTATTAAAACATAATAATTTTGTTTTATTTTATCCATCACATCGTTAAATGTATCGCTCAAACCATCTAAACGATTTTGATTTATAAATGTTTTAATATTATCAAGCGCTAATACAACAGATTTTTTTAATATTTTTACTAAATTAACCAATTGCTTTTTATATTCTCTTTCATATTGATACGGATATCTACATTCATATTGCCTTTTATTCAATAACATCACGTCCTACATTATCTAGTGTTCGGTCCAATTTAAAACCTTGTTCTTCTAAATAATTTCGCAACTCAACATTGTCTAAACCACCTATATTAACAAGTGAAGTTAATGCAGAAATATTTTTTTCTTTTGTTTCAGCTTTCATTTTATCTGTTTCAGCTTGCTCTTTTTCTGTTGGAATTGATAATGGATTAAATTTTAAAGACCAAGTATCCGGTAACTTTATTTGATAGTCTTTGCATTTAGATAAAAAATATATAAATTTACTAAGTTGAGGTTTTAAATCTCTACGTTGTAATTTTTGAACCATAGAATAATATTGTTCAAAATCACTATCTCCTGTAGCATTTTGACCACCTGGAGAACGACCAAACAAAATCGTTACAGGTATTTCACTTACAGCAGATAACATAGTTTGCGTTTTATCTAAAATATCTTTTACTCCACTTAAACTAATGCTTTTTATATCATAATCATCATCTTTATCTATAGCTAAGGTGTTTAAGATATTTCTGACCATATCTATATTTTGTAAATAAGTTCGTACTTCATCTTCTCCACCTTCTATAGATAACTTATTTAGTAATCCAGCTATTTTTAAAATGCCTTGTGCCATACGTTCCATAATATCAATAGCAAATTTATTACCTAAGTCATACTTTAGAATTAAAGTATCATAGATATTTTCTAATACCATACCGCCCCAACCATTACGTTCATTTCTCAAAATGTTAGGTACAGTTAATCCATTAAATATAATTAATCTAGAATAATGTATTTCAAAGTAAGCTCCTGTTGCTTCATCACTTATCAAATAGGTTTCAGTCTTTTTATAATTAGTACTATTAAAATCTTCATTCTGTTTTAATGGAATAACTTCTTTTGCGGAGTAAACTCGTATTTCTTCAATTCCATAAATATTATTTTCATCTAGTGGTTTTGTCAGATCTTCAGATAAATCTTTAAATACTGGAAAAATAACTGCACCACCATAACATCTATGCCAATATAAAGCAGTTGCGAATTTTTCTTCACAAGCTAAATCTTCATATAAAGAAAGGATTTTGCTTTCAGCTTCTGATACATCTATATCATCAGAAGTCTTTATACAAAATCCTGCTCTAAGTGCCTCATCTGCTGGGGATGTAATTATCTTTCTAAATATGCCATTTTCTATAAACAAATTTTCCGACATATTATAAGTTATAAACATTTTTCTTATAATGCCAGTATATCTACTAGGGTCATAACGTATCGTTCCAACTCCATTTACTATATTAATCATGCTATCTAGCCTTTTTATTTTTATCACCTACCTTAAAATACACTAAGATTTCTAACTTTAGTTAAATAATTAAATGCGTCTGAACTAGCGTCAACTAAATCATCATGAATACCATCAGGAAATGCACATAGTTCGTTTAAATACATTTTATTCCAATCTCCTCGCAACAAAAAAATATTTCCTTGTTGCCATTGTGCTGCAAATGGTTCTGCTCTATTAATCTTACTACCATTTATTCTTTCAATTTGAACATTAAACCCTGCAAGAAATCTAACATAGGAATGAGCCTGTTCTTTTCCTGCTTGACCTGGGTCTTGAGGAATATGAATATTATTACATCTATAATTTATTTTATCTTGCATAGCTATACGTCTAACAGCTTGCCTTACTCCATTTGCATTCAAACAACCAGTAAAGACATCTAAAATAATAAATTGCCCATTTTTTAAACGTGCCATCAAAACACCAGCCGTTTTATCTGGGCTTCTATTTGTTGGAGTTTCTTCTGTAGCTGCTAAATCCCACGCTCTACAAATAGCTACTATTTTATCTGGTATATTATTTACAACAGATATCTGATTATGTTTAAAATATAATCCACTTGCTGGTCTAATTTTCCAGTTTCCATTTAATAATTGTTCTTTAGTAACTGTATCTTGAGCTTTTAAATTCGCTAAATATCCTTTGTCATTTTCTAATAAAATCTTATTATCATATATTGATGAAGGAATAAATGTAAAGCTTTTTGGCTCAATATTATATTTTTCCAACAGCTCATCTGAATCATCAGACCATATTGGTTCATCATTTACAATTACAAAATAACGTATTTTACCACCACGAGATTGAATAGCATATCCTGTATCTTGGTCTATATACCATTTAATAAAATCTGCTACCCAACTATCAGGGTCAGGATTACAAGTAGCCCTTATATATGGTTTTATTCCCGCAATAGCTGAACGATTACGAGTAAGCATATAAGTAAATTGTTTCCAGCTAAAATGTGTAAGTTCTTCAAATTCAATCAAAGGAATTTGTGCCCCTTGATAATCATAAACAGTTTTGTCGTACTGAAGATGGTTCATTACAATTTTAGCACCGCTAGGAAATCTAAAATATCTATTAGGACTTCGTATATCTTTTGCTCCTAATGCTGTATACATCTCAAGAGCTGTATCCCATAGACCACCAGGAGTGGTAATTTGAGGAGATGTTCGTCTAAATATGATACAAGAAAAATTCTTATTATTTATGTGTCTTAATGGCTCTATTAGTGCAGCATAAGTTTTACCACCACCAGCAGCTCCACCATAAAAAACTATATCTGCTTTGCTAGATAAAAATTGTTCTTGTTTCCCTTTTTGTGGTTTTATAATCATTTTTAGTCCCTGCCATTATCTGGTATATATATTTGAATGGTATTTATAGGATTAGTTTCTTCATCAACTTTATTATCTTGATTTGAATTTATAAATGTAGCTTCTCCACGGCTTAAACGTTCTATTTTAACCGCAGTATCAAATAGACGAATAATTTCATTTGCATTTAGTTTAGATACATCTATTTTCTTTAATGCTTCTACTGCCTTTGCTTGCATAGACATTGCAATAGCGATATGACGTTTAGCCATCTTCTTACGTTCTCTTACAGCGGTTTTATATTCTATCTCCTGGAGTGATTTATCCCATGCTATACAACGTTCTTGCCAATTATATTTTTGTTTCCATTTGTCAACTAATTGCCTACTTTTTGACAACCTTTTAGCAAGCTGACAAATATTCCTATCTTCCATTTCTAAATAGGCTTTAAATGCAGAAAAAGCCTTTTCAGTTTCACCATCTTGTCTTTCCCATGGTCTTAAATTTTCATTTCCCATCACTCTCCCTCCAAATAAAAAAGGTAGGTTTCTAAACCTACCTATCTAATAAAACCTGCAAATGTTATTTTTTTTGGTTTCATATTGTATTTCTTAGCAATTTCCATGCTCCTATTATTAAATAATTTTATATATGGTTCAATATCTGTTTTTGCTTCTGCTCTTGTAATCAAACCTTTTTTGTATGCACATCTAGCTTCAAATGCTCTTTGTTTTATTATTTCTAACATATCATCATCTCCTTGTGCTTGATATGTTAAGGTAAGTACTATTAAATGTCCAGATCTTCATCTGATATTTCTAAAATATCTATATCCCCATATAAATCTCTTATTTTCTTCTGGTCTCCTTTATAAAAAACTAATACATTTTGATGTGTTTTACCTACTTTTCTACTTATTGAAAAACCTCTCCCCATTCTAATTGGTAAAGAACCTAATGTTGTTAATAAAATTATTTCATTATATAATTCCATTCCTGCATTATGAAATGCAGCTATAGTTTCTGATACAAAATTTCTATACATGCCAGTTTTTCTGTTTCTAATATCTCCAACAACAAAACATGCAAAACGATTATCTTTAAGCATATTAACACTATCAAATATTATTTTTCTATACATAGATAAAAAATCTTCATAAGTTTGATTACTTAAATCTTCTTTATCATCACTATATATTTCTAAGTCATAATAAGGCGGGCAACTAAATATAAAATCATATTCGCCTTTTGCAAGTTTAGCTATATTTAAGCTATTTCCACATATCCATTTAGGTTTTATATCATCTGTGGATAATAATTCATCACCCTGATTTATATTAGCTTCTATCTGTTCTTTTCGTAAATCAACTCCTGTATATTGCCTGTTCAATTTTGAAGCAATAATACCTCTTACACTACCACCTGCAAATGGGTCTAAAATCTTTGCTTTATCAAAACTAAACCAATAATACATTAACTCACATAAGACAGGGTCAAATACACTTAGTATCCCACCTGTATTAGTAAATTTTAATAAACTATCTTCTTTCATGTATCTATGCAAATAATTATCTGTAAACTCTGCAACTGATAATTTACGACCTACTTCCTTCTCACATTTCTCTTTATATTCATAAAATCTAGGTACTGAACCTGCTGCACTACCTGTCGTTTTAATATTTTCTCTTGATAAATCAGATTTAATGCCATACTTAAACCATGCTCTTTTTCTTTCTTGCCATTGTGCACATCTTGTATTTAATACAGATGTTGGTGTAAATAAAAATTTTTCACTAAGTGAAACTTTTTCTAATTCTGAATCACATACTATATCTTCATCTAAGTGTTCAACAATATCATTTATTTCTGACATATCAAAATCAAAAATATTCATATCAATACTATTAATATTAGCTAATTCTTCTTCTAATTTCTCATAATCCCAATCAGCTAATTCAGACACTTTATTATCTACCAAACGAAAAGCTCTTATTTGTTCTTTCGTTAAATCAGAAGCTACAATACAAGGTACTTTATCCATACCCAATTGTTTAGCAGCTTTTAATCTTGTATGACCAGCAACAATTATATTACTACTATCTATTATTATTGGAACTTTAAATCCAAATTGTTTGATACTATTTGCTACTGGTTCAACAGCCTCATCATTTATCCTAGGATTATTTTCATATGGAATTATTTCGTCTATTGATTTATAAATAATTTTAATGTCCATAATTGTATTTCCTTTCTTATTTTGGAATATAAAAAAAGCACCTATTTAGGTGCTTTAAATATGTTTATATGTTATAATATCTTTCGTTGCTCTGACCCAATCTGGCAACAGAGAGGGGGTGCTCATTATGAGTCTGACAGATTTCGTTTTGCTTGTTATGGTAAATGTAGTATCTTGCTATGTTTGCAAATGGATAGACAAGCATTTTTTTGAGTAACTATCCTAACACTCTAGCATTAGCGTAATAATGTTAAAAAGCCTTAGGAACTGACCCTTCCTAAGGCTTTTGTGCATCATTATGAATCTGACTTCGTCTATAACTAGTATAGCATATTACATAGATTTTGCAACATGAAGGTTATTATTTTAACATAAATTATAAAAATACATATTATTATTAAAATATATGGGTATATACAAATATTTATACAAAATAAATTTATAAAATAATAAAACCGCTGGTATTTTTACCAACGGTTTATCTTTTTCTTTAACAAGTATAACTATATCACAATTAAAGTATGAACTTCTATGAATTTTAGTGAACTTTAGTGAACTAATTTTTTATTTTTTTTGCAACAATGGATAATCCTTGAGAATGTAATGTATGCACCCATCTAAATGAACAATTAATAGAACAAGCAATTTCTTCCCATTTTCTAAGAGAAACATAACGTAAAATAAGTACATTCTTAATATTTTCGCTCATATTTATGTTGTTTAAAAAAGATTTTATTTCTATACGTTTATTTAGCCATTCTAATTTTAATCTTTCCATTTCTTCTTCCTGTTGTTCTAATTTAGATATAAAATCACTGGTATCATGTTTTATATTACTAAAACCTGTACGTTCTTTATATGAGGGAATTAACATAATAGATGTTGCACGTAATTCTTCTAAATCTGCATTACATCTTAAACATACTTGTTTAGCCTTATATACCTGTTGTAAATATTCTTTTGCTTCATCTATTTTAGTCATTATTTCTATACTCCTTTATTTCATATAAACACTAAAAGGATAGCTTTATTTTAGCTATCCTAATTAGTGGATTTATCCTATTAAAAATATTGTAGTTGCTATTAAGCACAATATAATACTTGTAATTTTGATTATAGGAATATTTCTTTTATAAAATTCTTGTTCTGTCTTTAATGGTATTCTTACCAACTTAGGTCCATTATTATTCATATTTTCCTACCTTCATTACTTTTTTATTATCTGTTTCCATATCCCAGAAATCAATTCTTAAAATTTTTATATGCAAACGTTTCATTAGTTCTACATTAGCTCGTCTAAAAGCCCTACGACAAAAAGCATAGAAAAAGTTTTCTCGGCTTCTTTTTTCAACAGCTTTTTTATATGTTGTATCTGCATATTGTCCATCATTTGTAAGAGGATTTATCCCTTCCTTTCTCATTCACTCACCAGCCTTTATATTTTTTACTACCTTTTTAGAAAATTCTTTTGCAAATCTATGTTTTAATGTACAGTTATTTTTATTACATGGTTTCTTATTAATCCAACACATATACCCTGTATCGGCTTCATAATATCGTTCATCGCACTGCATATTACTCACCTTCTATTTTCTCGGAAAACCTTATCAAAAGTGCAGCAGCCTGATATATTTCTTTTTGTATATTTTCCTTGCCACCTAGTTTGGTTTTTGTTTTGTTAGGTAAATATGTTTCATTAACGGCTTGAGCTATCTCCCCAACTTCTTCTTGAACAAGCCCGAGCCATTGATGAGGTGTTAGCTCGCTTTCATCGCCCCACTGCTTATTTTGCTTATTTACTTCTAACATAACTTTATTTTTTATTTTCATTAAATTATCTTTTAATCGTGGCTCTTTTCGTCCTAATAAATCATCTGTAGATACTTCTAATAAGTCGGCTATTTTGCAAAGCATTTCATATTTTGGCTCACGACCTTTATTTTCATAAGCAACATAGCTAGTATACGGAATATTTAAAACATCAGCAAAATCTTTAGCAGTTTTATAACCTGATTTTTCTCTATAATATTTTAGATTTTCTTGAAAACTCATCTCATTCCTCAAAACCTCGTTCTTCTAGTTTTCTATTAAATTGTTTTCTGAATTCTAATACTACCCAGTCAAATTCAAGACATTCTTTTTCAGCTAGTTTTTCTAAATTTTTAAGTACATAATCTGCTTCTATACTTACTTTTTCTTCACATTCTTTTAAAAATATTTCTTCATCCATATCCATGACACTAAAATAAATTATTTTCTTCCTGAAGTTGTTTTATTATATATGGGTCTGTTTCAGTTGTAATATCTGTAATTAATGGAGTTACCGTTATCTCTACTCTAGGATTATATTTATCTAATCCTGCTATTTTTGTACCGTCCCAGCTTTTTATTATCCTGTCATCAGAAAGAAGCCATGTACAAGTAGTTTGCCTCTTACCATTTATAGTTTTTTGTTCATCAGATAGAATGTCTGCCGTAGCTTGCATTAATCCTACAAGGTCAGGATAATGTGCTTTGTCCTGGAGATAATATTTACATGTTAATTGTACTGGCATTGTATAATGTGGCAATCTATCAGGAGCATAAGATTTTATTAATTGTTTTTTGCAACTAATCTCATATTTTTTATAAGCCTTACTAGGTACAAGAGAAGGCATCTCTTTTTTCTTTCCTTTAATTTTTATCATTGTTGCACTATTTTTCTTAGTTGCTGGTTGACCTAATAAAATAAAAGAAAATGGTGTATTATTCATATCTTTAAAATCCCTTCTATATTGTCGATATCATGAAATAATCAAATCCGCCTGTGATTTTCCCACCATGTGATTTAACTATTTTAGGTTCGTTTATATCTTCTTTAATCTCACCTATAGATTTAAGATAATCAGCATATTTATATAGTCCTTCTAAGTTGTTAGTATCATAAAAACTTGCTACTAAACCATATTTATTTTTTAATCCTGTTTCTGCCATTAAACGATTAATGTCATTTCTACGTTTTTCCCTCTTAGCTTTATTTTCCACTTCTATTCTTTTCTGCTCTGCTTCTATTTTTCTTTTAGGTTCAGGGTTCCAATACTCTTTATGCTCTTGATAAAATGCTTTGCTATAACATTCTTTACAGCAAAATCTTTTGTTTTTATAATTACTTTCAAACTCTTTTCTACATTCAGGATTTGCACATATCTTTTTCATAATCACACCGCCTGTGCTAATCTTATACGATAATTTTCTGCACCTTTCATTCCAACAGGTTTTGTCATTTCTGCAATTCTACTCATTATTCGTTCTCCGAATAATTCAAATAGTTCTTGCATATTATAATTAGTAGTTATTATCGTTGTAAGATTATTTTCATATCTAGTATTTATTAGCAAAAATAAATTTTCACGTTCCCAACTACCCACCATTTTTAATTTTCCGCTATTATCTCTATCTTTTTCTGCTCCAAAATCATCAAGAATTAATACGTCAACTTGTTTAGCTTTATTTACTAATTCTGTTGCTATTAAAGCTTTTTCCTTATCATTAAAACCTTGTTTTATACAGTCAAATAAATTTGCTGTAACAACCATCATACTTGGTATATTTTGCTTTAATAAATTATTTAATATAGCTGCTGCAAGATGTGTTTTACCACACCCATATCTACCGTGTAACCTCAATCCCCTACATTTAGGAATATAATTCGTACAGAAATCTAAACAATCATTATAAGCATTCTCTGTTGCTGGCAATATTTTAAAATTATTAAAGGTCTTACCTTCAAAAAGTTTCCCCACATTGCTTTGCTCCATAAGCCTATTTATTTTTTCTTGCTGTTTATAATTTTTCCAGCGTTCACAATTACTGTAGCTTATAAAATATTTACCAGCTTGTTCATCTACTTTTACATAAAAACAATTTTTGCAATCAATACCATGCTTATTACAAATCTTACATTTTTCTTGTCTATACATAGCATCAACTAATGCCATTTCATTTTTAGAAAACTCACATGGTATATATTTTATTCCTAGTTCTTTACATACCAATTTCCCATCAATCAAGCTCTGCCCAATTGATATCTGTTCCTGTCTTTCTTTGAGCCTGCGTTGCAGTTCTTGATAGGTTGCTAGATTGTAATTGTCCATTAGATTCACCACCTGCTATTTTCAAATTTGCCCAACCTCTTAATATTCCACCTACATACTTAACAAAGTATATTCCTTGCAATTTTCTAGAGCTTTGCAATGCTTTTTTTAGAGCCTGTATAGTTTGTTCTGCTCCATAAACTTGTGCATATTCTCTAAGACAGGCTATTTCATTAGCTCCTGGTGTTCCTCCTAGATTAGAGCAGATTCGATTTTGATAGAAAATAAGTACTTGACTTTCTGCTGGAGAAATGTTATCATCACGCGCGTTATTATATATATATATATTATTCTCTATATCTCTATTACTCTTATTAGGGTTTTGTTTTAGGTTTGGTATTGGGTTTGTATTTAGGTTTTGAGTTAGGTTTGATTTTAGGTTTGTATTTTCTGTTATGAGGTCGTAAGAGTTCGCATTATTATTGAGTTCTTGGGTTTCATTTAGGTTTTGTTTTAGGTTTGTATTTGGGTTTGGTTTTTGGTTTTGGATTAGGTTTTGATTTAGGTTTGGTGTTACATTTTCAACATAATTTTTTATTAGAACATATGTTGAACTTTTACCTCGTGTTTTACTAGGAACATATTTGATTAATCCTGCTTCAATCAATTTTTTTCGGCTATCATTTAACTGACTATAATTTTTTAATTTAGCTTCTATCATCAATGTATTATTATCTATATTAAATTCTTTAGGTCGTCTAAGATAATTCCATTTGTCCCATAATACCCAATATAAAACCTGCGTATCATTATTTAATTTCTTTGCATAATTAGAACGAAAAGAAATTATTAAAGATAAAGGTTTTAATTCCATATTTTTTACCTCGTGGATAGGTGCTTGACTTTATGGCAAGCACCTTTTCCTATTTATTGTGCCACTGTTGGCATTTGTACAACATTATTTGGTTTTGGTACATCAACTACAGACACATCATCAGTTATTGTTTCAGCTTCAGTATCTTCTCCAAATAAGGAAATTTGATTTCTCTTACCATCTAAATACTTGCGTGCTTCTTGTTCAAATGCCCAAAGAGCGTCAACCGCTTCTTGATTAAAGAACCCAGCTTGACTTGCTTCTACCTCATCAGAAGGACATTTCATAAGAGGTGTATTTACTACTATCTCTCTATCAGCAGAAGGCACATAAAACATGCTAGAAATAACTGCTGACATTGTTTTATCTTCTGCATACTTGAAACTTACCGCATAAGGTTTTATACGTTTTATAAGTAATGCTCCTAATCCTAAAATATTTAATGTTGGCTTAGTTAAATTTTCTAAAGCTGTAAAAAATTCTGGTGCTGGTTCATCGTTAAATATAGATGTATGATATGATGGCTTTTTATTTTCATTTGTCCTCATATATTCAATAGTTAATTTACCGGAACTTTCCTGATATTTAATCTTATTAATAGTTACATTACTCATTTTGTTCTTACCTCCATATTCTTTTTAGTTAACTTATAAATTTTTGCTATATCTTTAGTTAATGCTATGGATTGTAAAATATATTTTTTCAAAAATGTTAATTTACCAATGTTATGAATCTCATTATGATGTATCCTACAAAGTGGTAATACTTGCATTCCTACCTGTGGTATTTCTTTTCTATTTCTACCAGCTCCTATAGCATCTACATGATGAAGTTCTGCTTTTTTACCACACACTGCACATCTTTTCTTCATTAAACAAGCCCATACATATTTAGGAATATCTTCACATAATTCATATAAAGGTTCTCCTATATCTATATCATGAAGTATACAAAAATCTATTAAATACGTTATATATAATCTAGCTACTTCTACACTACAATTCGATAAAGAAAAATCCGTATCAAAACTACATGGAACATGACCATTAAACATTTGTTTAGTTATTTCTTTTGTTGCTTCTAATGGAGTATATCCCCACCATGCTGAAATATATCCCAACAAAACAAAAGCTTTTCTTCTTTGAGCCATACTTATTTTTCTACTATCTGGTATTTCAACAATAATTTTTCTAGCTGTCTTTGTAATCTCATTATCTTTACAAGGAACGAAGGCGATTACACCGCCTTCAGTTCTCTTTACAATTTTTCCATACTTAATCATTAAAATGGAATTTCTTCTCCAAAGTTTTCAGCTAAATTATTATTGTTTTCTAATACTTTTTTTGCAGGTGGTTCAATATCTGTAATTCCTTCTACTGGTCTAATTGATATTAACTTAACAGCAGTAGATAATCCGCCGTTACGATTAATATATTCTTCTTCCCTAAATACTCCACCAAATAATTTTCCTTCTAAACTTTTTTCATTCCAATTCCACTTATATCCTGAATTTGATTTTTCAATATTTAATAACATACCTTTAAAACGTCCCATGCTATCACCTTCTGTAAGCTGATAATATGAACCTCTCCATTTTGCTTGTTCTTTATTTCGTTCTTGTTCTTGTAGATATTGATTTAGGTAAAAGTCTTTATATTCACCTTCTGCAATATCTATTGCAAGTTTTAACATCTCTTTTCCATTCTTAGATTTAGTACATTCAGCTCTAACAATGCTACATACATAGCCACCAGCAGGTAATTTTTTATATTCTCCTGTAATAGCTTCTACACTATCCCAATTTGCAGGTTTATTCATCATAGTTAATTACTCCTCATCATTTTCATATTTTATTAATTGTTCAATTACAGTTTTTATATCATTAGGTATTTCTTTATCAAAACACCCCATAGGACTTTTTGCTGTTGAATGATTAGCATATGTTTCAAATACATAGTTGCCATCAACTGCTTTAGCTAACAATACTGTTGTAAATTTACTCTCTAAAACGATTTTATCTAACTTTTTACCACTGGTTTTTATACGTGTAAAATAAAAACCACTGTCATCTCTATCTGTTTGAGAATGTGCAATACATATAACTGTTAAATCATCTCTTAATAAATGCAATTTGGAAATTACTCTCCATATACAGGTAGCTAAATCTTGCCATTTATCATAATTTTTTTCTTTCATACGAGCCATTTCATCATCAACCATAATGGCATTTATAGTATCTATTACAAGAACTTTTATATCTTTAAAATCTGTATCAATCCTACTAATAACATTTTCTATAGCACCTACATTTGAAGTTTGAACATAATTTTTATTTTCTGTATTATATTGTTTCTTCCAACCTTTCCAGCTAAGACCTTTTCTATCTGCATCAATAATAAATGTAGTTTTATAATCAAGATTACGAAGGCTGGTAGTTTTACCAGCTCCGCTTTCGCCCATTATACAAACAACTCTACTCATTTAAAGCACCTCATTTTATTTGAATGTTTTGTTTTGTAATTATCTGAACACCATTTATTTCAATACCTTGTTTTATTGAGTTTTTTAATGCCACTTTATCAATTTTAGGTTCTTGTGATATTAAATATTCTGCTGGTATATGTTCTGTAGAATTAATCTCTAATTGTTCAGATTTTCTAAAACTAACTACAACTTTTGCAGTTTCAAATTTATGTCCTTCTAAATTATCAGCTAAATATTTTTTTAATCCTTCTACTTTATTATTAAGAACTCTCTTTCTATTGGTTAAATTTTTAGCTTCTTCATCAATAGCTTTTACTTCTGCACTTAGATTTTTTATATATAAAGCCACATTTTCTCGCTTGTCAGTTAAAACCATATTTAATTCATCAAGACGAGCAGGATTAATTATTTCTCCTGTCTCCATATCCACACATTCTTCAATAGCCTTTTCAAATTCTTGTTTTATTTCATATAAATTCATCACGCTACAGCCTTTCTATTTGTTATTATCTGCACATCTGGTGGTAAAATATCTGCATAACCATTACCTTTATCATCAAAATATTCAATATGCCAACGGTTATTATCAAAATATATATCACTTAATCTACCATTTAAAATATTTTTATATTCCCAATCAGTTATACAATTAGTTGCTATAATCAAGATTGGTTTAACATCTTCTTCATATTCATAGATAGCAATTGTTTTCATTTTTTCACTCCTATGCTATACTTAAATTACGATATATTTTTTATGTGGTTGCTTGTTAGATTGCTGTCTTCAAGCAACTTTTTTTATACAAAAATAATCACCTTCAATTAAATCTTCATTTGGATTTGTATATGTTTCAAATTCATCTTTAAAATATCCATTTTCCCAGCCTATTAATTTAACATTATCAAAATTTTCATTGCATAATATTACTTCTTTACCTTGTTTACATAGTTCAATAGCTTCATCAATTGTTATACGTTCCATATTTCTTATCTCCTTAACTAGAATGGAAAAATTTCTCCATTTTCTTTATAATGCCAATCTTTGCTATAACCTTCTTTTAGTAATAAACTATTTATTTCTAATAAGTTTTTAAGAACATCTTTGGCTTTGCATGGAAATAAATTTGTTTTCTTGCCTCGATTATTTTTTACAGTACGTATTCTCATTTTTTTCTTCTCCTTTTATTCTTTGAATAAATGCATAACATTGACGGTCATCAGCACATACTGGAACAGCAAGACCGCATATCAAATGCAATATATGCACCTGCCCTTTATTCAATTTTTTACCGCACCGCCAACATTTCATACTAAATCACCTTTAATTTTGGTTTTCCTTGAACAAATGCTAATACACTATTAAATTTGTATCGCACCATTTTACCTTCTCTTATTTCTTCAAATACACCACGATATCCAAGTTCTCTAACCATACTAGGTTTTAAACCTGTAAATTCTTCAACTTGTTTTGCAGTAGATATGCCAGCAGGTGAACAATACTTGCTATAATCATTTTTACCGCTTAATTGTTGTCTTAGTAACGCATTTTCTTCTTTTAATGCTTTGTTTTCATCTACCAATCGCTTAGCCTCATTTAAAAAAGAATTATCAAACATTTTTTCACCTCTCTTTCTTACTGGTGCGTACCAAGCACCATAGCAGAACCACTTGCAAACCTCCCTGCCGATTAAAATTTGTTAAGAAGATTATCAGATTTGCTCTTTAGATTATTTTTATTTTTGTTATGTTAATAACTCTGCTATGGCTTGCTACGCACCAATATATTTGTTATAATTCAATTACGATACTTTATTTATTAGCTGAGCTGTTTACTGGACGGTTCGGCTTTTTTATTTTTACAAAACTTTAATATCAAAATATCTTTTGTCATCAGCCTAAATGTATTCAATATTTGTTTATATTTAGGCTGTTCTTTTTTGTCTATTTTTCCGTCAGAACCAATCTCAATTAAGTCATCTATACATTTATTAGATTTTTTTATATTGGTTATGAAACTTAAGACAGTTTCCGAAAAACTTTTATTTTCAATAGGGGCAAGCAATTTTTGTCCTAATTTGTAAGTTAATAAATATTGATACCCTATATATTCACTACCATAAATCTCAACAATATCATTCATTTTATCTATGGTTGGTCTTATTTGATTAGCTTCATATTTTGCCAATGTCCTAACACTTATATCTAATAATTCACTTGCTTGTTCTTGTGTATAACCTGCACTTTTTCGTGCTTCTATAAGTAGTAATCCGAAATCTTTTATCATGGTTTATTACCTCAATTAGAATTACAATTTATTTAACTAGATATTTTTAAGCAATATTTCTTTGCTCCCCGCAGAAACAATGTCCTTTATAAATCCATTTATCATCTACTTTAGCAAATGTTATATATATTCCTTCAAATCTACCTGTTCGTGGATTATCTCTATGACCATAAGCTTCTCCACATTGTATTAAATCTGAGTTATACGTTATAGGTGGTACACATTCAGCAAACCAATTTACTATACCTTCATCAACTATATCTCCAACTTTGGCAAAGTCTTTAAATTCTAAATCACTTTTTTGCCAGTCGTCCATAGTTTTAACATCATCAATATTATTAAATTCAACCACAATCTTAAGCCCTTTTTTTATAACAATATGACCTTTATATTTCTTAGCAATCTCTTTAGCTTCTGCTAATGTATTTGCTTCTATACACCATGCAGTACCTTCATTTACTTGAAAAATTTTATAAACTTCTTCTTTGATAATTTCTTTTTTTATATCACTTATTTTTTCACCATTTAAGTAATAAATTTTTCCAGGTGTTTCATCATAGTTTCCGTCATAATCTTCACTATAAACTTCTTGATAAGAAACAATTTCAAAATTATTTTTCTTATAATCTTCCATAGTAATTACTTTATTTACTATAATTTCTTCAACTGTTGCTGACTCAAATTTAAGTCCTTTATTATATCTTTCAATATAGGCTTTTGCTTTTTCTAAGGAGTCCCAAACAGTTACTGTGTTTTCCAAAGCATCTTCTTCATTTCCATATTTAAACCAGTAACGAGTTACTTCATAGAATTTGTTACTTTTAAAATTTTTACTTAGCATATTTATTCTTCCTTTCTTTTTCTAGCGTGTATTACAAACTAAGTTAATTCATCAATTTTTTTGCCAAAATACTTTGCAATTTTTTTTGCAACAGATAATGATGGCTCATATTTATCATTTTCTAAATCACTTAATGTTGTTTGTGGTACTCCTATATATTTGGACAATTCTTTTTGACTTATTTTCTTCTGTATTCTTAATCGTTTTAAATGCTTTGCAAATTTCAATATTCATCACCTCTTTAACGTTTTATCGTTAAATATATTATAACGATTTATCGTTTATTTGTCAACGGTTTTACGTTAATTATTTTTAAAAAATAATGTTATGCTTATAACGTAAATACGTTGAAAGGAATAAATTATCATGACATCAAATGAATGGGTCGCTTCAAAAATAAAAGCTTTATGCCAAGACAATAATATTTCCATTAATAAACTTGCTCTTAGTGCTTGTATCACTCAATCTACTTTAAATAGTATTGTTCAAGGAGAAAGTAAAAATCCTAAAATCTCTACACTAGCCAAAATAGCTAATGTTTTTGGACTTACACTTTCTCAATTTCTTGAAGGTATTGAAAGAGAAAGTGATATTTTGGGATAACCTTTTTTCTAGCGTGTACCACGCACCCAACAATATTATTTACTTTTTAGGGGAAAGTAATTTTTGCCATTAGATTTTTTATTGCTGGGTCAGTGCTACACGCTAGATGTTCAAAAAATTAACACTTGTTTTTAAAAAAATCATTAATTCTACAATTTAAAGCTTTTGCAAGCTTGGGTAAATCACTAGCTTTCGGTGAACAATATCCAATTTCCCATTGTGAAACTCTACTACGTTCAATTCCTAATTTATTAGCTAATTGTTTTTGTGTTATACCTCTTTTTTTTCTTAATTCTTTTATATTAAACATTTTTTCACCTCTCAATCTGTTACAAATCTTAACTACATTTTTATTATATGTTAATATTTTGAACTTGTCAATATATTTTGTTAAAAAAATTAACATCTGTTCAGGTTAAAAAAATTAACATATAATTATAAAAAGAGGTGATATGATGTCAACAATAGCAGAACGTATACGCGAATTACGTGAAAAAAAAGGTTTATCACAAAGTGAAGTAGCTAAACTTCTAGGAATGAATCGTACAACGTATGTTCACTATGAAACAGGATATTCAAAACCTACTAAAAAATTAAAAGATTTATGTGCCTTGTTTAATGTATCAGCAGATTATATTCTTGGAAATGATACAAATGCATCTAATACACAAATAGAAAATAAACCAAAAGATTTAATTAAATTGTTAGAAAAAGAAGAATATACTCTAAATGGTGTATTAGTAACACCAGAAGATAAAGAAAAACTAAAACGTATAATCGAAGCTGCCTTTTGGGACGCAAAAGAAAAAAATAAACGTAAGAAGTGATTTTTATGTTAAATCTAAAATTGCGTGCCAAAAATCTAGTAAAAAAATATGGCACATCAGACCCATACTATATTGCTAGAGAGCTAAAATTTGAAATAGTATTTTGTGATATGCCATATAAAATAAATGGAATGTGGCGACGCATTTTAAGACGCAAATATATTTTTATTGATGAAAACTTAAACGAATGGCAAAAAAAAGCTGTTTTATGCCACGAACTGGGGCATTTTTTATGCCATAAAGATTACTCCAGTTATAATATTGCTGGTAGAACATTTTTCCAAAACACACGTAAAGAAAACGAAGCTAATGCATTTAGTGCCGAATTGATGTCCTATTCTAGTGATATTGATAAACAATACATTATCCACTTTCTAGAATTAGGACATAAAAAATAATTATTATATACTCATAGTTATAAACTTTATTTTTATAAATTAACATTGGAGGATTCTTACATATGGAAATCTTTGAATTATTTAAAGACAAAACAAACAAAAATGTAATAAATAGTCAAAAAGATAATATAAATATAGAAAAAGCTAAAGAATTTGATTTAAATATTGAAAAAATACTTGAAAACTGGGAAAATTATCACGCTATACGAGAAATTATAGCTAATGCTTTAGATGAGCAAATACTTACAAAAACAAAAGATATAGAAATAAAACAAACCAGTGATGGTTGGTGGCACATTATAGATTTTGGTCGTGGTTTAAACTATCATCACTTAACACAAAATGAAAATGAAGAAAAATTAAATAATAATAAATTAATAGGTCGTTTTGGAGTAGGTTTAAAAGATGCTTTAGCAACATTATATCGACATAATATTAAAGTAGAAATAAAATCTAAATATGGAATTATTAGACTAAAAACAGCATCAAAAGCTGGTTTTGACGATATAATAACACTACATGCTGAAATAACTCCTCCAAATGATATAAATATGATTGGTACAGATTTTTGTTTATATGGTTGTACCAAAGAAGATATAGAACAAGCAAAATCTCTATTTTTGAAATTTACAAAAAATAACCTATTAGAAACTACAAGATATGGTGAAGTTCTTAGCAATACTGGAGCAAACAGTAATATTTACATAAATGGTGTAAAAGTTGCTGAAGAACCTAATTTTTTATTTTCATATAATATTACAGCATTAAATGCTCAAATAAAAAAATCTCTTAATCGTGAACGAACAAATGTAGGAAGAACAGCCTATACTAGTAGAATAAAAGATATATTAAAAGATTGTCAGTCTAATATTGTTATTGAAAAATTAATAGAAGATTTACAAGAATTTAGTTCTGGAAACAGACATGATGAATTATCTTGGAATGATATAGCTATGTATGCTTCCATGAAAATAAGTGAATTAAATAGTAAAGCAACATTTATTACTGCTAGTGATTTACAAAACACACCATCATTAATAGACAATATGTTAAGAAATGGTCATACACCAATTGTTGTTCCAGATAACTTAATTAGTAAAATCGAAGATTATAATATTGGAGCAACGGAAGGTAAAACATTAATAACTGCTAATCAATACATTATTGAAGAACAAAAGAATTTTATTCCACAGATAATAGATATAAATTCACTCTCTTCAAACGAACGTAATATATACGATAAAACAGAAAAAATTTTAGAATTAATAGGTGGCAGAGCACCTAATATAAAAGCTATACAAATAGTAGATAAAATTTATGAAAATGAATTTTTTGATGAAACTGTGGGTTTATGGATACCTGATGAAGGTCGTATCTTAATCAAGAGAACACAACTCCAATCTTTATATAAATATGCAGGTACTTTATTACATGAATGTTGTCATGCAATAAGTGGTTTTGGAGATGTATCTAGAGATTTTGAAAGAGAACTTACTACTGTTATTGGTGTTTTAGCAAGTAAAGCGTTATAATTTTATAAATTAACATTTACGTTAGGAGGTATTTTCATTATGATTATGCTAAAAAATATTGATACTGGAGTTATAAAAAAAGCTCCTACAGGTTATTCTTGGACTACTTTTTTATTTGGTTTTTTTCCTGCATTATTTAGAGGAGATTTAAAATGGGCTTGTATATTTTTTATAGCTAATTTAGCTATCGGCTCAATAACTTTTGGGATAGGAGCATTTATTTTTAATATTATATTTGCAGGTCTTTATAATAAAATTTATATTAAAGAACTTTTATCTAAAAGATTTACTTATGCAGATGAAACATCTCGTAATTATTTAGTAAAACATAACATTATTTCAAATACTATAGATAACTCAACAAATGTTATTGAAGATAAAACTACTAAATAAAAATTATCAAACAAAGGAGTTATATTATTATGGCTAAAAAAGGTTGCTTAGGTTGTTTAGGCTTTATCATTGCTCTTTTAGTTTTAGGAGGTATTATTGGTGCTATTAGTGGTAGCAACGATAACGATTCATCAACCTCTACCTCCTCAAACAAAACAATAAAAACAGAAGGTCTTACATACCAAAAATTTGTTGATTTACAAATGGGTATTACTGTTGAAGATGTCAATAAAATTATAGGAACTGAAGGCGAATTAGAAAGTTCAAATAAATTTGGCGATATTGAAACAAAATCTTATCGTTGGCATGAAGGTATGGCAAACATGAATTGTATGTTCCAAAATGGGCAAATGGTAAGTAAAGCAATGGCAGATTTCTCTAGTTTAGTAAACATAGATGGAAAAGATATTACATTAGAACAATTTAATAATATACAAATGGGTTCTTCTTATGAAGAAGTATGTAAAGTAGTAGGAAGAGAAGGATTATTATCCTCTCAAGTTAATATTGTTGGACAAGAATCAATTATGTATACTTGGATGAATAAAAATGGTGGCAATTTTAATGTTACATTTAGTAATGGCGTTGTTAGTATGAAATCTCAATTTGGCTTGAAATAAAAATAAAGCACTAGATATAATTCTAGTGCTAATGAAAAATATTTTTTAATAGAAGATTTACCAGAAACAAAAGAACCTACTGATTTAGATGAAAAAATAACTATTTTATCAAATAATAAATAATAATAAAGGCTAATTTAATAGCCTTTATTTATTATTTATTGAGTTCAGAAAACCGAACGAAATGAGATTACAATTAATATAATAAAATAACCATATTTTTAATTATTACTGTAAATTAATATTTTTGGCCAAAAGAAAATATTAAAACAAAAGTATCTATAGAAAGGACTAATCAAATATGGCAACACAAGGTAAAATATTAGTTTATAAAAGACAAGGGAAAAAAGGCACTACCTACACATATATACTAGAAGCAGGTCGCGACCCTATCACAGGAAAAAGAAAACGTGTTTCTAAAAGTGGATTTAAAACAGCTAAAGAAGCTCGAGCTGCTGCACAACCTATACTCAATAAATTATTACTTGGAAAAAACGTAATTGAAAGTACTATTACATTTAAAGAATATGCTGATGAATGGATAAAAGAATATAGTTTACATCTAAAAAAGGCTAGTCTACCTACTTTAATAAGCAATGTAAAAATTGGGATTAAATATTTTGGTAATAAAAAAATAAAAGATATAACAATCCATGATTATCAATCATTTCTAAATAATTACGCTATCGGACGAAAAAAATCAACACTAGAAAGAGCCCATGTTATATTGAAAAATTTATTCAATACAGCTGTAAAATATTCCATTATAAATTCAAATCCAGCAGATAATATTATAATGCCTAAAATAGAACCAACAAAAAAAGATATAACATCTATGTATTTAACTAAAAATGAACTATTAAATTTTTTGGATTTTGCTAAAAATTATAAAGGCTATGGTAGTAACTATTTTTATCCATTATGTTTAACACTTGCATACACAGGAATAAGATTAGGTGAAGCTTGTGCTTTACTGTGGGAAAATATCGATATTGAAAATAAAATAATAAAAATTGAATCTAGTATGTATTCTAAAAATCAAAGTGAATACGAACGACAAAATTCACCCAAAAATTTATCTAGTATTAGAACTATTATAATTGGTAATACATTAGCAACAGAGTTAAAAAAATGGAAAACAGAACAATTAACTTTACGTGTTCTTTATGGCACACGTAATAACAAACCAAATTTAGATTTTGTATTTACAAGATTTGAAAAAACAAAATTTAAAGAAATTGCAGTTTTACAACCAACTGTACAATTAATTTTTACAAAAATAAATAAAAAACATTTATTTAATAAAAAAATTTATGCTCATTTATTTCGTCATACACATGTATCTTTATTAGCTGAAGCTGGTAATATAAGTTTAGAATCAATCCAACAAAGATTAGGTCATTCTAGTGATGAAACAACTCGCAAAATATATCTTCATATAACAGAAAAATCTAAATTAGATACAGCAAATACGTTTGAAAATTATATGACTAAATAAAAACGGCAACAAAATGGCAACAATAAAAAAAGTACCTGCATAAAACAGGCACTTTTATAAATAAATATACGAATATTATT